GGTATCAAAATTAGGGGTGTGTTCGTATTTTACATAATATTCCTTAATCATTTGGAATATTAATTTGAAATACTTGTTCTCAAAATATTGAGAGTCCATAACGTCAATAATCGACCTTGAGAAATCTTTATCTACGATAATTTGGTTTAGAAGTTGAAGTTGAAAAGTGCTACCGAGATATTCGAAATTTTTGTTTGACGCCATAATTTATATTGTTGTATTGATAAATATTCTTAAATTGTATTAACTTCAAGGTATTTGTAAGTTAAATTTTCAGATGAAAAAATGTCAGTTAACACCGAAAGAATACTTTTTATATGCGGGCGTATGTCCACGGTGTATCTTATTTTAGGTGGGTATATTTTTGCGTTGAACTGTCTATGACAAATTGTCTTGTCTCCTTCTTTAAGGAAGATGTTAAAGTACTCAGGTCCGTCAGTGTAAGACGTGTTTAAAACTTCGGGATTGTTTTCAATCTCATACCTGTTGTCTAACATATAGACCGCGGTTTTCATTTTTAACTCATAGGATAGTTGGTCCTTTAAGTCTTTTAAGTACTCGTAAAGTTCTGATGAACTTTTTGCGTTAGAGTTATAATCTCTAACATTGAAGAATCTTTGTACTATGATGTTGTTATTAACCATCATTACAAATTCTAACGTTGTTGTGTCTTGTTGCTCTTTCATATTATTTGTTTGTTTGGTATTTTTTCTTTTCTTTTCTTGTTAACTTTAAAAAGGGTTTTACAAAATTAACCCACGCATCGTCTCCTTTAGGTAGGAACTTAAAAAAACCATCTTCCATCATAAGTTTAATTAAGTTTCGATAACCTCTACCTTCAGGGTCTAATGTCTCATTACAATAAAGTTCAACGATTTCTTTTCCTTCTTCTGTGATAATTGGGTTTGATAAGTCAACAATCTTTTGATTGATTTCGAAGAATTCCTCTCCATATATTCCCGTTTTTGTTTTTCCTGTTAGTAAATTCTTTAATACCTTGTTCTCTTTGTCCTCTTTTAAGAGTTCTTCAGCTCTATTTAAAATATCGGTAAAAGAAATTGGTTTTTCAAGTATCTCAGGAAATAATTTTACTAAAGTTTTTTCCCCCAAATAGTAGATTCCGTCAATATTGTCTGATTTATCACCGGATAATATCTTAAAAGTCTTAACATTATAGTGTGGGAACTCGTAATCATAAATTTTAATTTTATCCCCAAACTTATAGTATTTCCTTGTTGATGGTGAATATATTGTTACGTTTTCAGAAATTAATTGGGTTAAATCTTTATCGGATGAAAAAATTGTTTTTTGTTCATTTGTGGAAATTTGACAATAATAAGCCATTAAATCATCGGCCTCATTTTTTTCAACATTTATTTGTCTAACAAATGTTTCTTCTAAATATTGTTTGATTCTTTCTTTTTGATAATTTGAAGATTCTTCCTTAAATGGATTATCTGAATCTCGTCTGTTTTCTTTATACTGGGGATATAAGGTTTTTCTTGCAATTGAGTTTTCATTTCCGTCCCAAAACACAACCACCTTATCGAAATTACTTTCCTCAATAAACTTTCTTAGAGTGTTCACGAAGTGCCAGATTGCTCCAATATGTCTACCGTTATGGTAATAATCCTTTACTCCGTGAAATCCAATTTTAAATAGGTTGTTTCCGTCAACCAATAATGTTTTAATCACTTTTTATTTTTTAGTCTTCCAAACTATCCACCATTTCCTCATCCAATAAAATCTCACCAGTGCCTGAAAGAACCGCATTCCAATAACTTGAGTATTGTTTTTTATATTCTTCCAAAGCCTCTTTAGTATCTGAGATATAACCTTGTGGTACCGCAATGATTTTACCATCATTATACCCTAAACCATTTACGTGATTTTTAATAATTGATATTTTGGTTCTAATAGCATATCTAACAGTTCTACCGTTTTTAGTTGCGGTAATGTGGTTAATACCCGCTTTCTTCTGATTTCCAAATAGGAATACTAATGAGGACGCTAACCATAATGCTTCTCCACCTTTTGCCTTAATTTCAGGTTGTCCAAATGGATTATCAGGTAAATCAACCCAAGGTTGATTAACTACTACCATAGTGTTATAATATGGATAATCTTCTTTTTTTGATTTCGAAATTCTTGAATGAACTCCCATACCAATTCTATCGGCTAAAGCAGATGCGTTGTGCATTTTCCCACCCTTACCTTCAAATGTCATTTTGCAAGGAATTGAGCCAACTGAGTCCCATAAGAATAATAAACTATATGGTAAGTCTCCTTTTTCTTGAGTATCCAATACTTCGTTAATGAAATCGGTTGCCTGTTCAATATAATCAAAACTATCGTTAAAAATAAAATCCCCATCCCACTCTCCTTGTTCATTTTGTTCTGCCTTTAAACCAAGTTCAACCGCGTGAGACCAACTCCATTTTTTTTCCGTAATTATGAATACAGGTAGATGTCCTTTCTTTTGAGCGTCGACACCTGCCAAAATCATTGCGGTTGTTTTGCTACTATTAGAGTGACCTAAGAACATATTAATACCTCCCATAATAGGGCCTGGTAACCCGCAAGCCCCCATAAAAGCGTCTCCACAACTATAATAACTTTCAGGTTTATATTTAGTTTTAGTAGAGAATTTAGATTTTATGGAATCTAATGTAATTTCTTTCTTTTTAATTGCCATAGTATTTATAAAAAGTTTTAATTGTTTCTAATTTATCATTAGCATTTGCAATTTTTTCTACTAATTTATCCATCTCTTCTATATGTTGTGGATGTTCTCCAATACCAACAGGTGATTGAAAATAAACTAATAGTGATGCTTCAGCTTCTAATGCTTGTGAATTGTATTTGGCACATAAAGCCTCGTACATTTTTTCTGTGATTCTTTTTTCGTTCATAAGTTAAATGTAATAAAGCGTGGACGAATAATAGTCCACGCCAAGATTAATAAATATTAGAATGGCATATCTCCATCCGGTTCCGCATCTTCTTGTGGGTCTTTTGTAGATTTTTTACTACCCATATCGATAGTTTCTTCGTGAGAATTACTATACATATACTTACCCGCATCTGAATCCCAACGTGGAGTTTCTCCTCTTGCAATTGCTTCAAGATATTCTTCAGGTTTTTTAGAGTAAACATCTTCCCAAGTTAACTCATCATTAACCCAAGAATCCATTGTTTCTTTCTTTTCGTGGATTGATGCCGGGTCGTCATACATAATTGTTTGAATAACCGTATATACAGCACCTGTTGGTGTTTTCGCTTTGGTTAATTCAAGAATAATATCTCTTCCTTTTTCAGGGTCTGTGATATCTCCTTTGTTTTTCCAAATCGGAATAATTTTATCTAAGATTCCTTCGTTTTTGTAGTTGTGTTTGAATCTCCAGAACTTTACTCCGTCAGCTTCGTTATCTCTATCAACAACTTTAACGATATAAAACTTACGTGGTTTGTATTGTGTTGCCAATTTCTTATCCGATTCTTTTCCAGTTGCCATTAACTCTTCATAAACTTCACTTAAAGGTGAACGTTCATTGTCGTTTTTACCTGGGTCATAGAATTTTTGCCATTTACCGTCTACCTGAACTTCATGAAACCATACTTCTTTGAATGGTGAAGAACCGTCTTTTGTCGGTAGAATTCTTAGTCGTTTTTGTCCTTGTTTTTCATTGTCTTTAAGGATTGCTGCGAAGTATTTTTTCATCCTGTCTTCTTGAGACATTTTAGAGGTGGATGAAGACCCCTGTTTTGAATTTTCGTACTGTGCTAGTACCGCGTCTAAACTGTTTGTCGCCATAATTGTATAAAATTTAATTGTTTATGATAAAATATAAGTGTCAGCCCTTGTAATGTCAAATAATTGGAGGAATTTCTTCCTCCCGTTATATATTATTTAGTATTTAAATTGGTTGAAAGCGTTGGTATCACCGTCTCTTCCTTCTTCAAAATTTCTAAAACTTTTTTTAACTTCTGATGGTGAAAAATCTTCAACCTCATCCTTTGTTAAAATGTATTCTTCTCTACCTTGTTTTTCAAAATCGTCTTGTTTGTCTTCAAAATATTGTGATAATTTTTGATTGAAAGGTCCTGAATCTAAACTTCTTAATTCCATTTTTTCTTCAGGAGATTTAACTCTATATTTCTCAACTTTAGCCTCTAAGTCATTTAACTTATTAACAATTGTATCCATACTGGATAATTTTTGTTCTAAATCTTGTAATGATTTAAATAGGTTGTTAAAATATTCTTCTTGTTTATCCTCAACCTTTTTTTGGGAGGTTACTAAATCAGTAATATCTAATTCTTTTTTATTTTCTTCTTTTTCATCCCCAATTTTTTCAACATCAGGGTCTGTTGTTGTATCAACAGGTGATGGTGGTGGTGTTCCTGCCGCCGCTGGGTCTGCCGGTGGAACTGCCGCTGGGTCTGCCGGTGGAATTCCCGCTGCCGCTGGGTCTGCCGGTGGAATTCCCGCTGCCGCTGGGTCTGCCGGTGGTGGAGGTAATTCTTGTTCAGATATATAACGATTAATGTTATTATATCTTCTAACTTCCTCTAATATTTTTTGTTCTATTTTCATTTTATCCGTTTAATAATTGTTTAACTCCAGTTGTTGTTTCAACTTGAATTTTTTTATTAGTTTTCATGGTGTTATCAACTCTTTCAATAAGACCATCTTTCATTCTTACCATATAACATTCTCCGGTGTCTAAATCACAAACTTGTTTTGACCCATTACCTAAATCCTTTTCAGATGTTCTTGTATTCTTACCAAGATAACTATCTAATATTAGTTTTGTACTCATATCTTTTTTTATTATAAATATCTTTTATTTGTAAAAAATATTTTTAAACTATTGTTTGTTCAAAAATATTTATAGCGTTTTTGGTT